GGATCTTGAAGTCCTCCACAATACTGTTTTTTGTAACAAACTTATCTTGGATTGGACGATAAACAATTGTTTTATCATCACAGAGTTGAAAGAAGTCTTTGTCCGAAGACACGATAACTTTTTCTACTGATGGGAAACGAGAAACAATGTAGCCAACCAAATCATCGGCTTCCACGTTCTCTGAAATCAATTGAGCGACCGGAAGTTCATTTAGATATTCAAATACCCTTCCCATCTGCCAAGCACGATTGTTGTGCAGTTGTTGGTCGTTCATAAATGTGTTTGGTCGATTGAACCTAATTGGCTTACGACCTTCTTTGTAATTTTTGTCCATCGTCTTTCGCTTACGAGAGCCATCTGGGCCGTCCCAAGCAATAATGATATTGTCTGGCTTGGTGGTGCGCACAAGCTTCTGCAAGATCTTTAGCGAACCCTTGAGGCCGCCAATTGGCTGGCCATGTCGGGAAAGGCTAGGATCTACAATATACGCTCGCAGATACATGTTTAATGCATCAATAACAAGCACTCTCTTATTTTCTTTATTCTTCATGTTCATAATTAATTAACTCGTAAATGTTGCCCCATGGATCACTCTTATACACAGATCTGGAGCCATCTCTGTGTGTTTTAACTTTACCTTCGATACCCTCAAAGTTTTCAACCTCAAAGGCAAAATGTGCGGGGTGCATCCCCTTTTTGACAAATGCCATTTTAATGTTTTCAAATTCAATAAAAGCCCATGTCTCGTCAGCATACAGCAACTCAGCATTAAAATTAAATTCATACCACTTAGCGGCTAATTTGGGCTCATCTACCACTAAGGCAATGTGGTCAATCTTCGTCATCTTCCAAATCCAATAGCTTGTTTTCTAGTTTTTGAATTTCCGAAGTGATAAAACCTAACATGCGGAGATTACCATTGCGCTGGTAATGCATGGCCTCGGTCTGTAAACTCTGAATCTTTTTTCTAAGTTTGTTAGTCTTCATTTTTTTAAAAAATTCTTTAATCATGCCACCGACCTCTTATTCAATATATCACGATACTGTAGCAGTGCAAGTTCTTTATGCTTTGCTTCGATCATGATGTCGAACTCGTTGCCGTAATCATTGAGTGTATTGTACACAAGGTCAGAGTGTGCTTGAGGTTTGATTTTAGGATTGCCATGCTCAATGGAACGCGATTCAGCGTAGTGTACCACAGGTTTGATATCACCCCACGTAGACAAGGCAAGTTCAAGTGCTTCTTGTTCAGTCTGGCCACCGGGATGGAGCATGTGATGATGGTAGTCAAACACAATGGGAATGCCAATACGTTTGTATACACCTTCATATAATTCAAGCGTGGAATATAATGAAGTTTTGTCATCATTCTCGACAGTCAAGCGTGTGCGTACATTCTCTGGCAAACGTTCAAAGTTGCGGCAAAAATTATCGAGGGCAAACGGCTTGTCACCGTAGGCAGCACCAACGTGAATATTAAGCTTGGCGTATGGTGTACGTGGTAGGCCAATTAGGTCGAACAAATCACCATGAACCGACAAGTCTGTCTTGGTCAATTCGAATACTCGTTCCTTCGGAGAGGCTAGCTTGTTAAACGGGCCCGGATGCGATGTGAGGCGCATTCCGTGCTTACGGGCAAAGTTACCGGCCTTAAGGGCTGCGGCGTGCACAGCGCCGAAATTAGGCATGTCTGTGAGGTCATATTCGGACGCCCACGGAATAATATCGGATGAAAGCCGATAAAAGTAAATATCATGCTCAAGATTCCACTCAAGAATAGTGTGCAAATCACGTAGATTTTGCAGAGCAAGTTCTGAGGCATATTCAATGCCTCGCTCATGGAACGTGCGCTTAATCATAGTGCGATTAGTAGTGATACGTTGCGACTTTGGTCGCGACGAAAAGCCCATATTGATACAGGCGTAGCCCAATTCATTAGACATATATAAACCCCTCAGTTATGTTGTTATTATAAGATATTCAAAAGCACTTGTCAAGTGTTTTTCTCGTCTTCGTCATAATAATCAGAGGCATTGCCCTGTCTATTATCAAATTTTTGGATAACCTCAACATCCATGAGTTCAAGAACCTTGTTTCTAAACTCTTCGTCACTCTTTACCAAGTCAGTCCACTTTGATGGCTGAAACTTCTTGGAATAATCCCCCATAGTCAACGTGTACCATGAGCCCGCGGACTGCATCTGTTTTGAACTCTTAACAGCATCAAACCATGATTCGTGATCTTGAATACCAATTTCTTCAGTACCCCATAGAATACGGAATGTGCAGTTTCGACCCTCAGTACCAAACCTTGACTTTTCAAGCTTTACCTTGACCTCGGAGCCAATCTTGAATCCCTTCTCATCAAGTACAGCCGCGGCCTTGGACTTGCGGCCGGTAAGCCAGATGCGCAATGAATATGAATAATGCATTGCTTTTCCGCCCGGTGTAACATATGGAGTGGTCATCGCGATTTGTCTTGCCATCGGACCTTGTGGAATGTTGGTCTTCAACTGATTGAGAACAATAAATGTCGCCTTTTGATCAGCAATTGGAATCACAAGTTTAGACATACCTTTTGCCAAGATCCGGGCTTTAGTCGCCACGGAGGATTGCGGATTGAAGTCTCCTTCAACATCTGAAATTGATGGGGTGAATGCCAAGGAGTCCCAAATGAACACCAATTGATCATCGGCGGCGCCCAATAATTCTTCAATTGTTTCCAAGACAAACTCAACCGAATGTGCCTGAATGTACATTAGGTTTTCTAAATCGCAACCCGCACGACTTAGGAAGTTCGGGTCAATCGCTGATTCAGAATCAAAATATACCACCATTTTGCCTTGTTTCTGCGCATTCGCAGCTATCTGCGCTGCCATGTAAGATTTACCAGTTGATTGAAGTCCGGCAATCTCTGTAATTTTACCAACAGGAATACCGGCTAGTTGACCCTTACAAATAATAGAGTCAAGCCATCGTGAGCCTGTCGGGATCCACTCCTTAACAGATGTGGGATTGTCAGTGGTAAGATCGTGTGCCACCTCACGGCCAGCTTTTTTGTTCACTAGCTTCATTAGATCATGCATAGATACACGACCAGCTTTGGCTTTAGCCATATAACCTCCTAATTGGTTACAGTAATAATAACATTATATCTTCTATCTGTCAAGCAAGAATGATCGGTTTTATAGCGGTAAAAATCTGCTAGCTGCGACTGCTTGAAGATCTGCTCCGGCGTTTGCGGTTCCAGTAAGTATATCGTCCACAGTCTGAGTGAACGTAGCACCGTTGTCCGTGCTTTCGTAAATATCGCCACCATTAGTGACAATCATCCATGTTGTCGCATCTGTAGTGATATCGCGGATTAGTGCGCCGCTGTATGTTGGATTTGCTAAGTTACTTGTCGTTGTTCCATTTACATCGAGCCTAGCAATCGCGGCAATCTTGTTGGATGTAATCACTGCTCTGCCATTCGCAGCCGCAATATTAGCACGAGGACCCGGATCGTTATCACCATCTGCCGCGGCTGGCTTAGCGATACCAAGATCAACTTCTGAACTCCATGTTGTAAGATCAGAATCAGCGGCACTTCTAGCAAAAAGATTGCTTTCTCCGGTACGGGTGTAAGTAACAATCCAAGTGGAGTCAGTGTATGCGACACCATTTATAGTCTCGGCTGTGAATGGCGTAGAGGCCGTCCAGTTTGCTCCGTCATCTGCGGTAACAAGTAATCTATTTTCTTGAGCGGTCACAAACTTACTACTACCATTACCAGCTATTGAAAAAATCGGATCGTTAGTTTGCGAAGGTAAGTTTATTTCAGTAAACGATACTGCCCCATTTGTACTGCGGAATAAGTTACCTTGTTTGCTACCTGCGAACCAGACACCTGATGTAGAGTTACTGACATCATTGCCCCAAGCAACAGCCTGAAATCTATTGTTGGATAAGTTGCCCGGAATATTTACTTTAGTCCATAACTGGCCATCTGTGATGTCATCGGAGCTAACCGTAAGCTCGCCTGAACTAGAGCCATTACTAAACACATAGATGCCGTTTCCGCTGGCGTCTTTTCCGTAAGCACCGTCCCAAGTGTTACCATTGCCAGATACTCGGTCGTACATCGTCCATGAAGTCCTGTCACTGTTTGCTGCGTATCCAACATCGCCCGGGCCGGGCTCAAATCCGACAACCCAATAAGTAGCCGTATCCTCTAGCTCTCGCCAGTGATTCATTTGAAATTTGTAAGTCATTCATGATACCCCCATTGCTATACTTTATATAGTATTTATACAGCAAAGCGGCAGACTTTTCACCGGTCTGCCAGCGGCTTTTAGACTACTCAGTAGTCGTTTCTGTGGTGGTGGTTCCATCACCCGTTGTCTCTGTTGTGGTTCCATCGGTGTTAGTAGTACCGGTGGTGGAGTCGTCCGTGGTCTCAGTCGAGGCGGTCGGCAGCGCCGTTGTAGTCTCCTCGGTGGTAGCTGCAGGTGCTGCTTCAGGTGGCTCAACTGAGCACGTGCCATAGGCAGTGGCAACAACAAGGACACCTCCTACAACGCTTACTTGAACTTTCCATTTAGCCCATACGGACTTTACCCAATCTAACATAATATTATCTCCTTCTATGTTATTGAAAAAAGGCGCCCTTTGGCCGGGGCGCATCGGCTTTATATGTTAACCAGCCATTAGTTCATCAAAGGCCTTGTCAACATCGCTGGCTTCATTTTTGCCATATGATTCAGTTTGGCTTGAGCGTGCTTCAGCAGATTTATCACCCGAAAGCTGCTCATCCAAGATGGCATCAACTTGTTCTGGCGTAAGACGCTCGAACAGGCTGTCAAAATCGGGCATATTTTGAAGAAGCCCGGGAATAGCGTCAGCATCACCTAGGAGGGGGCTGGTGTTACGACGCATCTTCAGG